GGCAAAAGGTTAATAAATCAGATAAAACTGATGGAATGAGTCCTGCAGCAGTTAAGGCATATCGTCGTGAGAACCCAGGTTCCAAATTAAAGACTGCCGTAACTGGTGATCCAAAACCAGGAAGTAAGGATGCAAAGAGACGTAAGTCCTTCTGTGCCCGTTCTAAGGGTCAGCAAGATATGCATAACATTGATTGTTCTAAGACCCCAGATAAACCTGTCTGTAAAGCCCGTCGTCGTTGGAAGTGCTGAACCATGAAAAGTTTTCAACAATTTCTCTCAGAAAGCATCACCATCAATGGTGATTTCAATGGAACCCTCAATGTGGGGGGTTCCCAACCAGAACAGGCACAAGAGTCATTTTTTGCCGATGTTGTCTGGGAAGGAAAGATGTATCGTCTAGAAGTAGAGGGTACAATGATTTCTAAGAATGAACTCGCAGAACAAATTCAAGGAGAGTATCCTGGAGCGATTGTTCATCAGATCTATCCTGGCCAGGTAAATACTTCTAGAATCAAAAACGCACAGAGATATCAACCAGAAAGATTATCGTGGAGTGATTAATGGCTCAGTGGAATAAGAACACACAGGACTTTCTAAACCAGGAAAGATCTTTATTTGAAGTTTTCAACATCGCAGATCACTGGGGAAACCAGACTGACTGGAGACCTCAGTTTTCCGACAATAACAGACTAAAGGTTGCTCCTTTCCAAACAGTTTTCTTTAATACCTTCCAGTATGGTAAGGAGACTGATGTTTGGGATGAGAGTTTAGTTGGTGTTGCAACTGCTACTCATAATGCCAGTTCCAGTAATGTGGTTATGGAAGTTGGTTCTACTGCTGGTAGTAAGGTTGTCAGGCAGACTAAACAGGTAATGAGATACATTCCTGGTAGACCAGCAACTCTCGCATTTGCAATTCGTCTAGAGGCACCACAAGTCGGTATTCGCAGAAGATTTGGATTGTTTGATGATAATGATGGTGCTTACTTTGAGGATGATGGAGGAACATATTCTTATGTAATTCGCAGCAGTGCAACTGGTATCACTACAGAAACAAGAGTAACCAGAGAAAACTGGAACGGTGAAAAGTTTGATGGTAATGGATACACTGGTGTAACTGCTGATGCTACAAAACAGCAGATGATTTCCATTAACTATGAATGGTATGGTGCAGGTGGTGTAACATTTAATTGGTTAATAAAAAATGAGACTATTGTTAGCCATGAATTTGAGAACTCAAATGTCAATGATTTAGTTTGGTGTAGAAGTCCATTCCTTCCAATTCGTTGTGAGATTGAGAATGTAACTGGTGTTGCTGGAACTCATTATCTCTATCAGGGTTCTAACTCTCTGATCCAAGAAGGTGAACCAGAAAAACTTGGTACTTTGTTGAGTGTCTCAAATGCCATCACTGGAACAACTTTGACTAACGCAAACACCTTCTATCCAGTAATCAGTTTGCGTCTTAAGACATCTGCACTTAAGGCAGTTATGTTGTTGAGATCTCTACAGGCAGTAACGAACGATAACACGAATGTTTATTGGAGACTTTACCAGAACTCAACTTTGACTGGTGCGAGTTGGACAGATCATCCAGATCCAAACTCCTTTATGCAATATGATACTACAGCAACTGCACTCACTGGAGGTCAAGCACTTCTCTCAGGATTTACGATTGCTGGTGGTGCCTCTCTGGTTGATGTTGATGATAAAGCAGCATTGCAACTTGGAAGATCTGGTATTGGTACAATCAGTGATACTTACACTCTTGCCTGTGCCTCTCCCAATACCAACAAAGCAACACTTGCGGTACTTAACTGGATTGAACAAAGGTAATTATTAATTGGAGGTTTATTATGAGTGAAGTTTATCTTGGCAATCCATTATTAAAAAAGGCAAATACTTCTATTCAGTTTACTGAAGAGCAAGTTATTGAATTCATTAAATGTAGGGAAGATCCAATATATTTTGCAAAAAATTATGTTAAGATTGTTTCTCTTGATGAAGGATTAACTCAGTTTAGTCCATATCACTTTCAACAAAAATTAATTCAAAATTTTCATAATAATAGATTTAACATCTGTAAGATGCCAAGACAGACGGGCAAATCTACAACTGTTGTATCATATCTTCTTCATTATCTTATCTTTAATGATAGTGTTAATATTGGCATTCTGGCAAACAAGGCAGCAACTGCAAGAGAATTGTTGGGAAGATTAGCAACTGCCTATGAAAACTTGCCTAAATGGATGCAGCAGGGTATTATATCCTGGAATAAAGGTTCAATCGAATTAGAAAATGGCAGTAAAATATTGGCAGCTTCTACATCTGCGAGTGCTGTCCGAGGCATGTCGTTTAATATCCTCTTCCTCGACGAATTCGCTTTCGTACCAAACCATGTTGCAGACTCGTTCTTTGCATCTGTTTATCCTACTATTACTTCTGGCAAAAACACGAAAGTAATTATTGTATCTACCCCTCATGGTATGAACCACTTCTACCGTATGTGGCATGATGCAGAAAAAGGTAAGAATGAATATATTCCAACAGAAGTACATTGGTCTGAAGTTCCTGGTAGAGATATTGTTTGGAAGGAGCAAACGATTGCAAACACTTCTGAGCAGCAGTTTAAGGTTGAGTTTGAGTGTGAGTTCTTAGGATCGGTCAATACTCTTATTAATCCAGCAAAACTTAAGATGTTGGTTTATGAAGATCCTATTAAAAAGAATGCAGGGTTGGATATTTACGAAGAACCAAAACAAGAGCACAATTATCTGATTACTGTAGACGTTGCTCGTGGATTGGGTAATGACTATTCCGCATTTATTATTTTTGATATAACAGAATTCCCTTATAAAGTTGTAGGCAAATATCGCAATAATGAAGTTAAACCAATGTTATTTCCAAATATTATTTTGGATGTAGCAAAGGCATATAATCAATCTTGGTTATTGATTGAGGTGAATGATATTGGAGATCAAGTTGCAAGTATTCTTCAGTATGATTTGGAATATGAAAATATTCTTATGTGTGCTATGAGGGGAAGAAATGGACAAGTTGTCGGATCTGGATTTAGTGGAAAGAAATCTCAACTTGGAGTTAGAACAACATCTTCTGTTAAAAAATTGGGATGTTCCAATTTAAAGACACTTATTGAGGACGATAAATTAATTGCATCCGACTATGAAATCATATCAGAGTTGACAACTTTTGCTCAAAAAGGAAATTCGTTTGAAGCAGAAGAAGGATGCAATGATGACCTTGCAATGTGTCTTGTAATATTCTCTTGGTTAGTTGCACAAGATTATTTTAAGGAGATGACAGAAAATGATGTCCGAAAAAGAATTTATGAAGAACAAAAAAATCAGATTGAGCAGGATATGGCACCTTTTGGATTTATTTCCGATGGTTTAGATAGTGGAGAAAGTTTTGTAGATGCGAACGGGGATAGATGGCATACCGATGAATATGGTGATCGTTCATATATGTGGGATTATATGTAATGTCTTTTGATGACGAGATAGAACTAGAACATTTGTTATTTTTTGACCGCAAGTGTAGAGTTTGTGGGAAGATTAAAAATCTCATAGAAGATTATTACCTCACAAGAAAAGATAGAAAGACCTTACCATCAGCATACTCTTATGAATGTAAAGAATGTACTATAAAAAGAATTAAGTCCAAAAAGAAAATCCAATCAAAATGGGAATATCCTGATTGGTAAATATTCACGCACTGTTTCCCCATTAGAAATACCCCTTTTCATAAATATTTTTAGATAAATTTGGCTGCGAGGGAAAAACAAGATGCCACTAAATTTAGCATCTCCTGGTATTGTAGTAAGGGAAGTAGACCTAACTGTAGGCAGAGTTGATCCAACTTCTGCTAGCATTGGTGCGATTGTTTCACCTTTCGCACAAGGTCCTGTAGAAGTTCCTACAATAGTCGGGAGCGAAAAGGACTTATTAGAAGTCTTCGGAAGACCATACGGAACAGATAAGCACTATGAGCACTGGCTCACTGCTTCTTCTTTCTTGGCATATGGTGGATCACTTAGTGTTGTAAGAGCAGATGATACTGGTCTTATAAATGCAATGGTTGGTGTTGGTACCAGCATTAAAATCAAAAGTTTAGATCATTATGAAGAACTTGGATACGATGAAAATACTATTACTGATGTAGTAGTTGCCGCAAGAAATCCCGGTTCGTGGGGAAATGGACTGAGAGTTGGTATTATTGATGCGAAGGCAGATCAAATTCTTGGCATTAATACAACAGATGCTGTTGTTGGAAGTGGTGTTACACAGGCAGTTCCTGCTAATACTATTATTGCTGGATCTGGGACAACTTCTATACTTGATGGTTATTTCAAAGGAATTATTACTGGAGTTGATATTGGAGAAATTGAAGTTAAAATACTCAGTCACATTTCTGCTGGAGGTACAGAAACTTCTATTGAATATCAACCAGGAGGAGTTTACCAGTTTTCGACCAGTAGTGAGGGAAACGGTAATGTAGGTTTTAATACTGTCGGGGGATCTGTTGGTGTTGCAACTTCAGTTACAACAACAAAAGATTGGTTTGATCAACAAGAACTCACATTAACTTCATCATCTAAAGTTAAGTGGAATCAAATTGCAGATCGTCCAGGAACTTCGGAATATGCGGCAGCAAGAGGATCTAGATTTGATGAAGTTCATGTTGTAGTTGTTGATGGTGAGGGAACAGTTACTGGAAACTCTGGAACAGTTCTTGAGAAGCATCTTGGATTATCAAAAGCAAAAGATGCAGAGTATTCTTTAGGTTCTCCCTCATATTGGAGAAAGTATATTGAAGTTGGTTCACAATACATCTTTGGCGGATCAGCACCTGTAGGTATCGTAACTGTAGGATTTAGTTCTGGATATACTCCAGCAGGTGATACAGGTTGGGACCAAAATGCAGAGGGCATTATTTTTGCAGCAACTGGAAATTATAATGGGAAGTTTGAAAAAGGTGCAGACTATGGAGGCAAGACTGGACTTGCTTCGACTGGTGCCTTAACTTCTGGTTTAGATGGATTAGTAACTGGATATGGATTATTTGAAAATACTGAGAAGTATGATGTAGATTTCATTTTGATGGGATCTGCTGGATATGGTAAAGAAGAAGCACAAGCACTTGCAAATAAATGTATTGCAGTTGCCGAGGCAAGACAAGATGCAATCGCATTTATCTCACCATATAGAGGTGCTGCGATTACAGATACTAGCAGTGATAGAGCAGTAACTGTTAGATCTGATGCAGATACTACCGAGAATGTTCTCAGCTTCTATGCTCCCATTACTTCATCCACTTATGCAATTTTTGATAGTGGATATAAGTATATGTTTGATAGATTTGCAAACACCTTTAGATATGTTCCTCTGAATGGAGATATTGCTGGTCTTTGTGCAAGAAATGATGCAAATAACTTCCCCTGGTTCTCACCTGCCGGAACAAATAGAGGAGGAATTCTGAAC